TTTGCGGTTCTTGTTGTAAAACTCGGTCAAAAGATATGTTTGAAGGAGAGAAAGGTTCTACGAAGACATGTTCTGTATGTCGTGAACGTAATAAACTTCAAGATGAAAAACGCGATAAGGAACATCGTAACGCAGTTGCTCGTATCGCAGAACAAAAACCAGAACGCAAAGAAAAGAAACAAGAATGGAAAGAAAATAATTATGAAAAAGTGGCATTGACTACTATGAATTATCGACAAAGACAGATAGAAAATGATATGGATGGCTATTTGAAGAAAAATGCTGAAAATGCGAAGCAATGGCGGGAGAATAATCCCGAGAAAGTAGTAGACAATAACGAAAACAAGAAAAATAACATGAAAATTCATAAATCAAACTACAAACGAACTGCGGAATATAAAAATTTGGCATTTGAATTGAATGATACTGATTTTGAACGATTAACAAATGAGAATTGTTATTATTGTGGTATCAAAGAAGAAAACCGATTAAATGGTATTGACCGCAAAGATTCTATCATTGGTTATACATTGGATAATTGCGTAAGTTGTTGCACTATGTGTAATTATGTGAAAGGGAGTTTGGAACTAGAACCATTTTTCAAAAGAATCGAACATATATTAACTTACAATGGAAAAATTCAAGGTAATTATTGTTATGACGCGTTTTCAGATCATAAAGGTTCAAGTTATACTACTTATCAGAAGCGTGCGATTAGAAAACAACTGGATTTCTTATTAACAAAACCCGAATTTGATATGTTAATACATAATGATTGTTATATATGTGGTAAAAAAACAATAGATGGACATGTTAACGGGGTAGACCGAATTAATAATACTGAAGGATACACTTTAAACAATGTAAAAAGTTGCTGTGGCGAATGTAATTATATGAAAAAAAGTTATGACTTGGACGAATTTATGGATAAGTTATGCAGAATATATAATAAACAAAACTTAGAAAAAATCAATGACGATAAGAAAGACCAAAACCGCATAAATCAACAAAACTATCGAGAAAGACAGATAGAAGATATTGGGATTGATGTGTTAAGAAAGAAAAAGACAGAACAAAAACGAAAAGAAAGAAGTGGTACCGACAACACTATTGTAAAAAATAAAAATAAAAAAACACCAGAAGAATTACGAGAACTAAGACGATTAAAAAAACAAAGACAGCGACAAGCGTTGCGTGAAAAATACGGAGATGAAGAGTTTAAACAAAAAAGAGCAACGGAGTTGGCAGAATATCGTGCGAAAATAAAACAAGATAAGATGGATGTTAACTAATGTTATAAAAAATAATTAATCTGTATGATTTTTAATTATTTTTCAAAAATTTTTAATTTAAATAATGATGATATTTTTTAGTAGATGTTGGTCTCCCTAAATGTGTCGCTAATTTAGTTACTGTACGCGATGCCAGCCATGCCAGACATCACACGGAGCACATTGTAGTTAACAGCGTACACTCTGACCTTGGCGGTGTTGGTGCCGGAGACGGTGTTGGAGGAAAGGACAAGCTGGAGGACAGCGTTATCGATGCGGGAGAAGTTGCAACTTCCAGAAGGCTGGTGCTCCTCAGGGCGGAGGGCGAAGGAGTACACGTTGATACCGGCGTCAGGGGCGCGGGTATGGTGCTGGAAGGGCTGGACAGTGTCGAAGTAGGAACCCTCACGCTCGGAGAAGCGGTCCTGGCCGTTAAGCTGAAGCTTGGCGGTCACAACGGGGTTCTCACCCCAGCAATGCATGTCGAGGGCGGTCTCAGCAAGCACGAAGGTGCCGGCATCAGAGAGAGCAGAGCCAAGAGTGGCGGCATCAATACCGGACACATCGGCGGCCTCGTTCATCTGGAACACACCACCAGAGATCACACCGTTAGCGCCAGAGGTGGCGTTATCACCACCGAAGGCGTGGACGGCGTTGGGAAGAGCATCAATGGCATCAGTGTAGTTGAAGGGCTGGGCACCAAGGGTCTTGTACAGGGTAGCGCCGCTCTCCAGGGAAGAGCAGTAGTCGACGTTAGCATCGGGCTGCACAACCCACACAAGCTCCTTACAGGGGTGGTTGAAGTTGAGCTTGATCTTGTTGGAAGAAGAACCAACAGACTCGTCACCAGTGAACTGAACCTGCTCGATCAGATACTCGTGGGGGTTCTGGGCCATCTTGCGACGCTCATCGGTATCAAGGAAGATGTAGTCCACGTACAGAGAAGCGGCAACCAGAGACTGCTGGTAGGCAGCAGACACAGACTTGGACACACCAGCGGCACCACCCTCAAGGGCAGAAACGGCCCAGAGGCACTCACCGATGGGGCGGAAATCGATGTTGATCTTCACCTCGTGGTATTGCAGAGCAATGAGGGGAAGAGCAAGTCCGGGGTTGCGGCAGTACCAGAACTGAAGGGGCACGTAAAGGGTGGTCTCGGGGAGGGCGTTGCGGGGAGCGCACACCTGAGAAGGGGCAGAAGTGGAGGCACAGGGGCCAGACACAGCGGCGAAGGTGGGGTCGGTGATGTAGGTAAGCTGGGTGGTGTTACCGATCATCTTGTAGTAGCCGGACTGCTGCTCCTTGGAAAGGGTCAGCTGGTTCCAGATGTGCATCCAGTCGCCATACTGGCGGTCGATGCGCTGGCCTCCAACCTCAATCTCCACCTGGGCGATGAGCTGCTCACCAACGAAGTCCAACCAACGGGCATAGACGTCACCACTGGCGACGTCCTGGTTGATCTCAGGAAGAGTCACCTGAAGGTAGGTGCGGTAGGCAAGATCACCATTACGGGAGATAGTGCAGGTCACGCGACGGCCGAAGTCAGCCTGTCCGGAGAAGGTCTGCTCGATGGACTCCATCGCGAAGTTGGTGTGGCGTCTGTAAGACACCTTCCAGAAAGTGATTTCAGGGGTTCCAGTTAGGAACACGTCTTGGGCGCCATAGGCGACAAGTTGCATAAGTCCTCCAGCCATTTTGGATTATATATACTATTACAAAAGAAAATAATTTTGGAAAAAACACATTAATTTCATTTTTTTATTGTCGTTTCATTTTTCCTAAATTATATCTTGTATACACACCACAATTGTAGTTTACTTGGAAAAATTACAATTCGCACTGCTTACGGTAAGTATTTGTAATTTTGTATTTTACAATTGTAACCACATTACATCACAATTGTAAAATAGTTTTTTTTGAACTAAATATATACATATCAATTGTCTAGAAAGCAATGTTCAGTAGAATTGCTTATTATGAAGTGTTCTAAATAGTTTTCTTCAAATATTTCGCGTTTGTTTTCATGTTTTTTCGTAAAAATGTATTTGTCGTTTTGTTTTTTGATAGACCATCCTTTTTCTAATGCATTCATCAGAAACATCATTTTTTGAAATTGACTCTTGCTTAATTTTATTTCGTTATGTTGGTCAATTATAACATTTTTGGGATTATCAGACATATACATTTCATATATGGTTTTTATATAGGATTTTGACGAATTTACAAGAAGTTTGTTTATTGTTAACGATAAAATTAACATAAAAACACTCTCGTAGATATATCCAAAAATATCAAATATGTCTTCATCGAAAGTGACCAAAACATCAGTTCACACGATTGATGAAAAACATACGGAAATAATTAATGAAATTAATCATAACCACGAAACGGTTATACCTGAATTGTTAAAAGAAAAGAGTCGACTCAAAGATTATATACGCTCATTGAAAAAATCTCAAATAGATGACTATATGGAAACACGTGACCGGATTTATGCGATACAAGACGAAATTGCTGTTATGAAACAACAAAAAAAGGATTATTATCTCAACAATTCAAAATATATTTTTGACTATTTTGAACAAAAAAAACAAATCTCGGCAAATGAAACACCGAATCCACATTCAGAAGTAATTAATACATTCTTTAAAATCAAATCAAACACCTCCGATGCTGCTAATCCGCAAAGTGCCAAATACGTTAAATCTAAAAAATATTATCAAAATTATTGGAAAAATGTCTGTAATGATAATTATAACATGCAAGATTGTATAATTGCTTCAGATGTATGTCAAGTATGTAATAAAGGTGAAATGATCCCCCAAGACGAGGAAGGCATCCTAATTTGTAATAATCCTGAATGTGCGAAGTTCATCACGTATATTATCGATGGCGCCAAACCAAACAACAAGGACCCACCTAACGAAGTATCCTATACCGCTTATATTCGATTGAATCATTTCAAGGAAATTTTATCGCAATTCCAAGCAAAAGAAACAACACAAATACCAGAAATAGTCATTGATGCGATTAAAGCGCGTATTAAAAAAGAGCGCATTGAAGATACGTCTACATTGAATTACAACAAAATGCGGGACATATTGCGTAAATTAGGTCTGAATAAGTATTTTGAACATATTCAATACATTAATTCTTTGTTTGGGATTAAACCACCTGTAATGAATGAGGAACTACACGAAACATTATGTGTGTTATTTATCGAAATTCAAAAACCTTGGGCTGTACATTGTCCAGCAAACCGAACTAACTTTTTCAATTATACATATACGTTGTACCAATTATGCAATTTGTTAGACCAGACTCAATATTTACCATATATTCCGATGATGAAAGACCGCGAAAAACAATTGGAACAAGATATGATTTGGAAAAAAGTATGTGATGATTTAGACTGGGTCTTTTGTCCAACTGTGTAATTTTATACATATGTAAAATCTATTTAGAATTATAATTATATTTTACACTACGATTATGCTATCTTGTGAAGAAAAAGAGTTTGTCAATCTTTCTTACAATAATACGAATGAATATCGCAAAGAAATAAGACGTATATTTTGTATGGACTCTTCTAATTATCCAGACATAGATGATTCTATTGATATTGAGAGCAAAGATGAGTTAGAATATGACGAAAAAACAATGTCTGTAGCATTAGACCGAATTTATGCAAACACCAAGGACCATCCAACATTCAAAGAAATATTTGAAAAATCGGCAGGATGTATGTTTTCTATCGACCCCGAAATTGGATTAGCGGTTTTGTGCAGTTATGACTATTTAGATGTCTTCATTCCGTGTTATAGAGAATATATGCTTACTGGTGTATTTGATACAACAAGCATATATTATGTAAATTTGTTTAACAAACTATATGAATAAATGATGATGAAATTTACTCTTCTTTATTAGCCTCTGCCTCTGCGTCAGCCTTCTTCTTGGCCTCTGCATCAGCCTTCTTCTTGGCCTCTGCGTCAGC